TGACACCACAAGAAGCGGCCATGGTAAAATACGGTGTGAATAGTTATCTTGGCATGAAAGTTACATTCATGAATCAAATATATGATAGTGCAAAAAAACAAAGTTTGAGTCCACAAAGAATAATCAATGGTATCTGTAACGATGATAGAATAGGTTTTGCACACTCTAGAGTTCCTGGGTATGATGGTAAACGTGGATTTGGTGGTGCATGTTTGCCAAAAGATATGAATGCAATTACTAAATTTGACGAAGACTTGACTTTGATTGCCGAGTCTGTTAAAATAAACAACAAAATGCGAGAAGAGTATGAACTCGATGAACGAGAGAAATCTAACAACATAATTTTTGAGGATAAATAATATGGCATCTATAATGGACAAGTTGAAGAAAAATTCAACACTAGGAAATTCTGCGATACTTTCTGATTCTAAATTCTTTACTGAATCAGATATGGTAACTACAGACGTACCCATGATTAACGTAGCATTAAGTGGTAACTTCGATGGTGGTGTAATGCCAGGTCTTACTGTTCTTGCTGGACCAAGTAAACACTTCAAGACATCGTTTGCATTAAAAATGGCATCGTCTTATTTAAAAGAAAAGAAAGATGCAGTATTACTATTTTATGATTCAGAGTTTGGTTCACCACAATCTTACTTTGAACAATTTGATATTGACACAAAAAGAGTTTTACATACACCTATTACTAACGTAGAAGAATTAAAGTTTGACTTGATTAGACAACTAGAAGAATTAGATAGAGACGATGATGTAATCGTTGTGATTGATTCTATTGGTAATCTTGCAAGTAAAAAAGAACTTGAAGATACGTTCAATGAAAAGTCAGTTGCAGATATGTCTCGTGCAAAATCATTGAAAGGTTTATTTAGAATGACAACACCTTATTTAAAAATGAAAAACATACCGCTTCTTGCAGTAAATCATACTTATAAAGAAATTGGTCTGTTCCCTAAAGACGTTGTTGGTGGTGGTACTGGTATCTATTATTCTGCAGACAACATCTGGATTATAGGTAGAAGACAACAAAAAACTGGCACAGAAGTTACTGGTTATGAATTTGTTATCAACATTGAAAAAAGTAGATATGTTAAAGAAAAGTCTAAGATTCCTATTTCAGTATCATGGGAAGGTGGTATAGAAGAGTTTAGTGGTCTACTCGATGTTGCACTTGCTGGTGGTTATGTAGTCAAACCTAGTAATGGTTGGTACCAAGTAGTCAATAAAGAATCTGGTGAAATGATTGGCAGTAAACTAAGAGAAAAAGATACTTTGACAGGCGAGTTCTGGAATCCTATCTTTGCAGATACAGACTTTAAAGATTTTGTTAAGAATCAATATTCTATTGGTTTGACTTCAAAAGTAGATATGGAAGAAATCGTTAGTGAATGATATCGTAGATAAACTTAGTGAAGGCATTCACTATGAAATTATTCCAAGTTCGTTAGATGAAAAGGGTTGGGACGTAAGACTGCTAGAAGAGTTTCCCGAAACTGTTATACGTTATGGTAATGTTGCATTCGATGGTAAACAAGATGCACTTACTTTTAACTATAATATAGTTAGCAGTCCTGACCCTGAGTTAGAAATAGAAGGCAACTTTGAATTCCAAGAGTACTGTGGGAGAATACTAAGTAATATTATAGAGGCATCTATCGCCGATGGGTCAATGATGGCATGGGATAAAGAGAATGAAGAAGTTCTTGCAACAAAAGAAAATTTAGAATGGGCAAAAAATGAATATAAATCTAGAACAGACGATACTTAGAAATCTTCTTACTAATGAAGAATACACACGTAGAGTATTACCATTTCTAGTACCTGATTATTTCGAAGGCGTATACAAAGACTTATTTAAAGAAGTAGCAAAGTTTGTATCTAAGTATAACAAGATACCAACTCTTGAATCATTTAAGATTGAAGTCGATGAAGGTAACAGATTAAGTGAAGAACACTATCGACAAGCAATCGAAATGTTGCCTAATATTTTTACTGCTGAATCTGAGAATCTAGACTGGTTGATTGAAAGAACTGAAAAGTGGTGTCAAGACCGCTCTGTATATAATGCAGTCATGGAATCTATCTCTATCATTGATGGTAAACATGCAACACTTCAAAAGAATGCAATACCAGGTGTTTTATCAAAAGCACTCGGTGTTTCTTTTGATACTAATATTGGTCACGATTATCTTGAACAAGTAGATGAACGATACGATTATTATCATGAACAAGAAGAACGTATTCCTTTTGACTTAGATAACTTTAATAAAATAACTAAAGGTGGTTTACCAAACAAAACTTTAAACATTGCTCTTGCAGGTACTGGTGTTGGTAAATCTTTATTCATGTGTCACTTAGCATCTAATATATTATCACAAGGTAGAAACGTCTTATATATTACTATGGAAATGGCAGAAGAAAAAATTGCAGAAAGAATCGATGCTAACTTATTAAATATACCAATCGACCAGATTGAGAATCTATCTAAAGATATGTTTAAAGATAAAGTATCTCAGATAACTGCAAAGACAGATGGTAAATTAATTATCAAAGAATATCCAACTGGTCAAGCAAACACTTCACACTTTCGTGCATTACTTAATGAATTGAAACTTAAGAAAAACTTTATACCAGAAATAATCTTCGTTGACTATCTAAACATTTGTGCATCAAGTAGAATGAAAATGATTGGTGGTAGTATCAACTCTTATTCTTATATCAAGAGTATTGCAGAAGAAATGCGAGGTCTTGCAGTAGAATTTAATGTCCCGATTATGAGTGCAACACAAACAAATAGAAGTGGGTTTACTAGTGACGACCCTGGGTTAGAAGATACTTCTGAATCGTTTGGTTTACCAGCAACTGCTGACTTAATGTTTGCATTAATATCAAATGAAGAATTAAATACAATGGGTAAGATACTTGTCAAGCAACTAAAAAACAGGTATAACGACCCAACTAAATACAATAGATTCACACTAAAAATTGACAGAAGTAAAATGCGATTATCAGATGATGATAATCAAAATGTTGTGACAAATAATGATGATACACCTGTATTTGATAAGTCAACATCAGGTGAAAGAGTAAGTTCAGAAAAATTTAAAGATTTTAAATGGGAATAGTAAATAAAGTAAAAGATACATTATGGGGTGCACCAGACAAAGGTATATCTGGTGAACCAGACCCAGGAGAATTAAGTGTTGACAATGCATATAAAACTAGATGGATATGGTATCATACTATCTTGGGTATTGAATTGTTGATAGTTATATTAATACAGTTAGCAATATTAGTTGTGTTAGCAGTAAAATTATAGGAGAAAATATGGCAGATATAAAAACTGTTGTGACTACTTATGGAGAATATATAGGTGCAATTGAAGAAGGTGCAGATGTAATCAGAATGAAAAACCCTAGAATGGTTATACAATCAGAAAAAGGTTTTGGTTTTGCTAAAGGTGTTTGTGTAACTTCTGTAGAATCACCAGAAGAACTCATAATTAAAAAACCACAAGTTGTTTTAGTAGTCGATACACATGAAGATGTTGCTAAAGCATATGAAGAAGCAACATCGGTAATAGAAAGAGTATGACAAAAGTATTAATTACTGGACATACTTCTGGTATTGGTAAAGCAATACTAGAAAATTGTCCTAGTGATTACGAAGTGCAAGGCATTTCCCGTGCAACTGGGCATGACATTGTACAAAATCTTTCAGACATTCTTGGTTTTATAAAAGAATATAAACCAGATATATTATTCAATAATGTTTGGGGAGATGGTAATCAAAATCAGATTGCTACTTGGTTTGTAGATAGATTTGAAAAAGGTATTATGATTACAACTGGTTCAATTCTTGGTTACAAATATTTAGCAGACAATATTGATAATTTTTATGACCATTTATTAAAACAACCATATATGCAGTATAACGAAAATAAAGCAAAATTATTATTAGAAGCATTTATGTGGAAATTAAGAAACAGAAATGGAAAAGATGTATACTGGACAAACTATAGTCTTGGTCTAACTAAAACAGGATTGACAAACAGAGACATACATGGTAACTTTGACCCAACAAAACACAAAGATTACCCAATGTTAGAACCAGATGATGTTGCTAAAAGAATGTGGAAAGACATAGAAGATAAATTATACTTAGAGCAGTTTGAAGTTGCACTTGAACAAAACAGAAACTGGGAAGACAAAGACAGAGTACAAGTTTTTATGGACTTAATTACAAATATAGAAATGTATGGTGCATAAATGACTGAGTATAGCGAAGCAGTAGAACGACAAAAAATATTAATTGAAGCAGAAAAGTGGGCAAAAGAAATTAACCAAATACATTGTCACTCACTAACATCAATGTACTACGATACTGTAGAAACTAAAGAAGAACTAATAAAAAATGGACCTGTTACTGACACAACATATAATAGTGGTCTTATTATCAGAACAAGAAACAATAAAGAAGTTTGTAGATTTGGTATAGAAAGAACTGGTGATGATTTAATAAATTGGTATGGCAGAAGTAGTAGTTAATAATTCTTATTATAACAACAAGTTAAATAATTTAATAGATGAATTTTATTCTTTAGATTATGACAATATGGACTATGCGACAATTAGTGGTGATTTAGATAATGGCGAATACTATTGCTCTAGAGAATACTTAAATGATGTTATGTCAAGAGAACATGTTGGGTTTCCTGATGCTTAT